ATTCAGAGCAGTTGCAAACGTTAATATTCTTGAAGGTATTCGCTTTTACGTCAGCTTCGCTTGTAGTTTTGCGTTTGGCGAACTCAAGCTTATGGAAGGAAGTGCAAAAATCATCTCACTGATTGCTCGTGATGAAAACCAGCATTTGGTCATCACTCAGAATATTATGAACAAGTGGAAGGAAGGTGATGACCCTGAGATGGCACGTATTGCCAAAGAAGAAGAGCAGTGGGTCTACAAGACCTTTGAGAATGCCGTGAACCAGGAAAAACTTTGGGCAGAGTATCTGTTCAAGGATGGTTCTATGATTGGTCTGAATGACAAACTGTTACAGCAGTATGTTGAATGGATTGCGAATCGTAGAATGAAGGCAATTGGACTGAAACCACTTTATGATATTTCTGCGAAGAATAATCCTCTTCCATGGACTGAGCACTGGATTTCCTCCAAGGGTCTCCAAGTGGCACCACAGGAAACCGAAGTTGAATCATACATTGTAGGGGGGATTAAACAAGATGTTACCAAAGATACTTTCTCAGGATTCCAACTATGATGAATGGTGCGAGCAGGCAATCCTGAACGCATACCAAGAAGCAGCAGAATGTGATGAATATTTGTTTGGTGATTATGATTACAAAAAAGAATGGTTGGGTAAATGTAATGATGATGTGAAATGAGGGTCTTTGGACCCTCTTTTTTTATAAATACTCACAGGAATTCCTGTAAGTATAAAAATGTTAGGATCTGAATTAAAAGCATTATATGATTCTTATCAAAATATCTATGAAGAGGGGGATGGAATCTCCTGTGAAATGATTGAAGAGATCGTAGAAGAACTTGTTGAAGAGTGTGTAGAGTTTGGATACACGCTTGATGAAGCATCCACCGCTGTAGAAAATGCGGCAATTCTTTATCTTGACGAAGCAAAGGTCACTTATGGTAGTGATACTGAAAGTCCAGAGCAAAGAAAAGCACGTGCCAAAGAAAGACTTGGTGGTATGAAGTCTTCGGCACGTAAGGCAGCAGTAAAAGACGCTGTAAAGCGTGTACAAGCAAAGGCAAAGGGTGCCAAGGCAGCTGCTGGTATCGCTGCTTCAATCGCTAAAGATGAGGCAAGAAGAGCGGGTCGTGCTGCTACTCATGCGGTCTCTAGCACCGTCCAGAAGAAGAAAGCAGAAGTCAAAGGTGGAATTAAGAGAATGATTGGTGGTGGTCTTCGTGCTGCTGCTACAGGCATTGGTAAGGTTGCTCAGAAGGCAGCAGGTGCCGCTTCTAGACTTGGTGAAGAAGTTAAAATTGAAGAAGGTAAAAAACAGTTTCCCCATAAGAAAGTAGATAGACAAGTTTATGATGCTATGGACTCTGGAGAAACTGCAGGAGACTCTGGTAATTCTGCTAAAGAAAAAAGAGATTATGCTAGAGCAGAAAGAATGCGTTCAGTTGCTGCAAAGCACGGTGGAAAAAGTAGAATGAAAGAAGAAGTTAAAGTTCAAATCTATGATATTGTCCTTGAGTATCTTCTTGAGACTGGTCACGCAGAAACAGTCTCTGAAGCACAATACATTATGACTCAAATGAATTCCGAATCTATTGAAGCAATTGTTGAAACTCGTATGGATCCAAGAGGTCGTCCTGCTTCAGGTCCTATGAATGTTTATGCCAAGAACAAACCAAATACTGACCCTAAATTTCAAGCTGCTCTACAAGCTGTTAGAGATGCTGATGCTAAAAAAACTCCAGAGCAAAGAAAGGCAGAACTGGATGCTTATAAGGAAAGACAAGCAAACAGATAATTGAATCCTAACATAACTTTAAGCACCTCTTGACAGGGGTGCTTTTTTATTGCTAGACTAGGTTTGTCTCCGTTGAAGATAAATAATAGCTCATAAGATACTTTAATATGAGTTATGAAAATCCCTGGATCTACAATGGGGAAATATTTGAGTCTGATCATATTCAAGATCATTTTGGTTTTGTTTATCATATACACTGCGATAAAACTGGTCGTAGTTATATTGGTAGAAAGTATTTCTGGTCTTTCCGCACACCAAGAGGAAAATCTAGAAAAGTTAAGTCAGAGTCCGATTGGAAAGCATATTACGGATCCTGTCCTGAACTCAAAGATGATGTTAAGTTTTGGGGAAAAAATTCGTTTAGTAGAACAATCCTTAGTCTCCACAAAACAAAAGGACAATGCAACTACGAAGAAACCAAACAGCTTTTCCTAAATAATGTGTTGATTGAGTCTCTTGACGATGGTTCGCCCGCGTACTATAATAGCAATATTCTAGGACGCTATATGCGAAAAGATTATGGTAACTTTGGAAGAGACCCTTCAGACAACTCATGATTGGGCAGTTGACCGCATTCATACTCTCTGTGACAGGAACATTGAAGATGCCCATGCGATTCAATCTGAATTTAGTGAATGGTTGAATCCCGAAATTCCAGATCATGATATTTTCTCATTAGAGTTCATAGGAGAGGAAGATGACACTAGACCTTCACAATTTTTTTAAATTTTACGACGAAAAGAATTCAAATCATGTAGCAGCAGTTCAATGGTTAGAGGATAACCTACCTGCTGAATTTCTGGATGATGCAGAAACTGATTGGATTGGAATGTTCAGAACCAAACCACCTACGCCAGAGGTTCTCGCAGTTCCTTATTTCAATCAAGTAGACAACTATAGAGATGCACATAGAACTTGTAACAGTTCATCGTGTGCTATGTGTCTTGCTTTCCTCAAGCCAGGTAGCATCAAAGGTGATGATGAATATGTCACGAAAGTATTTGCGATTGGTGACACGACGGATCATGCTGTCCAAACAAAAGTTTTGGCAGGTTATGGAGTTAAGTCACACTTTAGTTACAATCTGTCTTTTGCTGATATTGATAAAAGTCTTGATGCTGGGAAACCTGTCGTTATTGGTATTCTGCATCGCGGTTCTTTATCTGCTCCTACTGGTGGGCACATGTGTGTAGTCATCGGTAAGACACCAGATGGCAAAGGATACTTTGTAAATGATCCATATGGTTCTCTCAATGATAACTACACTGGACCTGTGACGAATGGTAAAAAAACCATCTACACCAAAGCAGTTCTTAAGCACCGTTGGTGTCCAGGAGGCAACGATGGCTGGGGAAGAATCTTCGATTAATTTTAAGAGAAAGATCTTACAACGTATCAAAGATCTGACGAATCACGGTAAACACGTAGAAGCAAATCAACTTTATCAAAAATACTTCGGAGGCAACAATGGCAAGAGTTGACTTACACAATTTCTTTCAGTTCTATGATGAAAGAAACCCCAACCACGTCAAAGCAGTTCAGTGGTTAGAAGATAATCTACCCGTCAAGTTCCTTGAGGACAATGTAGACTGGGCGGAGATTTATAGAGGAAAAAAGACTAGTGCTGCGCCAGCCCCTGCTGCCGCAGCTCCAGTAACAGGTGGTGATGATGTTCCACAAATGGGCATCAAGTTAATTAAAGAGTTTGAAGGATGCCATCTAAAGGCATATCCTGACCCTTTGACTGGTGGACTTCCAATCACAATCGGTTGGGGTTCCACTCGCAAGAAGGACGGTTCAGCATTCAAACTTGGTGATACCCTCACACAGGCAGAAGCAGATTCACTTCTCATTGAGCAGTGTAAGAAAGAGTTTCTCCCTGCTTTAAGAAAAATTCCACATTGGAGTGAAATGTCAGATGGAAAAAGAGGCGCTCTGCTCAGCTTTGCTTATAATCTCGGTGCTGGTTTCTACGGTGGCGATAACTTTAATACTATTACTAAACGCCTGAAGAATAAAGAGTGGGACTTAGTTCCAGATGCTCTTTATCTCTATCGTAATCCTGGTTCTAATGTAGAAGCAGGACTTGCTCGTAGAAGAAAGGCAGAAGGTGAAGCTTGGAAAAAAGGATAAATAGTTTCAACCATTGAGTTGAAACTGCAGCTCAGACCCACACCAAGGTGAGTTGTGTTTGGTAGTTCATAGGAATTTTCTACCACACCAACTTACCTTATTTTTATGTCTACCAACACGCAAAAGGCGCTGGCTGCAGCGTCTGCGCTTCTTCTTGGAGTGCCAACAGCATTCGCGGATACAATTACCAATACAGATTTTGAGGGAGGTTCATTATCTGGTTGGAATATTGGTTCTCAAACAGGAACTCTTACTAATGGAACCATTACAGGTAATGGGACAGGTGTTACTGCTATCAACGGTTCAGTAACTTTCAATGCACCTTCTCACGGTGCAGTAGGAAGTCCAACACTTTCTGGTGGAGCTCCGAATCCATACTACCAACCTGCAGTATCTCCAACTACTTGGACATTCTCTCCATATGGTTCTTATGGTGCTGCATTACAACCAACAGGTAATGTAACTTTTGATGCTGCAACATCAGCATTAGGACTTACATCTGCAGAAAACCAAGCAATTAAAACAAAACTTCAACAAGACCAACAAGCATCAGGTCTCGGAAATCCTAATCCAACTAATGCCGC